ATACGGCTCAGATTTAAAGGGGGGGTAGACATTTATGATGGATATGAATAAAAATGGAAAATTCTTCACGGATGACGAACGAGAAGAACGAATCAATAAATATTTCAAACACTTAAAAAAAATTACGAAAGATGTCGACAAAGAAAGAAAATCAGTTATTATTCCTTTACTTGAAAACATCGCTTTTTGTATTGTGCAGTTAGAAGAGCTTCGTGCCTATATTAAGCAAAATGGTTACTTTGAATATTATCAAAATGGTGATAATCAATTTGGCTATAAAAAATCAATCGCAACGGATTTGATTTCACAAGTAAGCAAAAACTATTCAACGTTTTTAGGAAGATTAAAAGAATATATTCCTGACGCGAATTTAAAAGATGATGAGCTCGATAAATTCCAAAGAGAAAACGGAATAAAAAAATGAATTATATTTCGCTGTATAATGACGAGATAAAAAAAGGCAAAATCATAGCTGGCAAAAAAATAAAAACAGTTATTGAGAAGCTATCATTTTTTATTGACCATCCTGAAGAAAATTACATAACTCATTTTAATGGTGTCAGAGAATATTTTGTTTTCGTTCCAGAAAAAGCGAATATCGTTATTGATTTTATTGAAAGATTTTGTCGCCACGTTAAAGGAACGTCTTTCGTTGGAAAGCCTATTCTATTAGAATTGTGGCAAAAAGCTATGATTTCCGCATTATACGGTTTCGTGTCTGCCGATAACGGATTAAGAAAATATAGAAAATTGCATCTCTATGTTGGAAGAAAAAACGGAAAAACTCTGCTCGCTGCTTGTCTCATTATTTTCGAATTATTGATTGGCGGAGAAATTGGAGCGGAATGTTACACGGGAGCAACGAAACAAGAACAAGCTAAAATTACTTGGGATATGGCAAAGCTTATTATTCATCAAAATCCATCTCTTGAAAAAAGGTTCTCGCTTACTATTACGGGAATTTATAAAAAACCATTCAGAGATTCATTTTTCAAAACGATATCTAAGGAAAGTAAAAAGCTTGACGGATTAAATGCTCATCTATCTCATATAGATGAATTGCACGCCATAACGGATACGAACATTATTGATGTTATGTGGGACTCTACAAAATCGAGACTCCAACCAATCGAATTGATAACGACAACAATGGGAATCGATAGACAAAGCACATTCGATGAGATTTATGAATATGATACTAAAGTAGTTGAGGGTGTGATTATCGATGAACGTCTTCTCGTTTTCTGTTACGAGCTTGACGAAGGCGATGATTGGCAAAATATTAATAATGCTTTCAAAGCGAATCCTAATTTAGGAGTCAGTCAGTCAATCAACCAGCTTCACGAAGAAATACAGCGAGCTATTTCCGACAGGTCAAAATTGATTAACCTGCTTTGCAAAACTCTCAATTTAAGACAAAGCAATAAGCATTCATGGCTTTCATTTGCAGAGTTTAACAACGAAAAGGTGTATCCGCTTGAAACGTTCCGCAATCAAATTGTTATCGGAGCGTTTGACCTTTCGAGAACAAATGACCTTACGGCTTTCACTACATTGTTATTCGATATAAAAGAACATAAGATAATCGCAGAAACAATGTATTGGTGCACTCAAAAATATCTCGAAAATAATCGCAGTAAGGTTCCTATTCAGAAATGGATTGAGCAAGGTTACATGAGATTGAGCGGAATAGAGCTCATTGATTACAAGGATATTATTTCCTATGTAAAAGAGGTTGTTAATCTTTACGGTTGGAGATATATGTTCATTAACTACGACCCATATTCAGCTGGATATCTAATCAATGAATTTGAAGCGATAGGATATGCTAAAGAATATGTGCTTAAAGCAGCGCGACAGGGAGCGAAAACATTAAGCGTTCCGTTACAGGAACTTGAAGCCAATTTAAAAGAAGGAATATTCAGCTATCAAAATAATCCGATTACAAAATGGTGCTTCAGTAATGTCGAGTTAGAGCAAGATAGAAATGGAAATTTTATGCCGATTAAAACAAACTATGAAAGAAAGATTGACGGAGTAATGACTATTTTGGACGCTTATGTTAGCTTGGTTGAACATAAGTATTACTTCCTAAATGAGCATTAGAGGAGGGAAAATATGGCGTTTAGTTTAAAGACTATATTTACAACGGTTTTTGGAAATAAAAAAGATTTGAAAATCAATTCTCAAAAGCTTATCAATTTATTCACGCCAGTGTTTTCTGACTCTGTCGACCCAAGGTTAAATGATACTTTTATGTCAGCGGTTAATACTCATGCGATGCATATCAGTAAAATCAAGCCGACAGTATTTCTCAATGATAAACCCGACAAATCTTACATGACGAGAATATTGTCTATCAAACCAAATCCAATTATGGAAGCTGGAGCATTTTGGGAAAAGGTCGCCAGAAATTATTACATTGACAATAACGTATTTATTTATATTGACTGGGATTTAATGAAGCCCAAGACTCCGCTAAGAAGTTTGTGGATTATAGACCCAGACGATATTGCTGTTCGCTATGATGAAAAAACAAAAGGATTTTATTTTCAATTCAATCTCATGGGCGAGAGCATTGTTACTTCTATGGAAAACATTCTTCATATCGCACGGCACGTTGATACCAGCGAAATATTCGGTGGAAAAACAACGGCGATTGAAAATGTATTAAAAATTATTAATACAAACTACGAAGGAATAGAAACAGCAATCAAGACAAGCGCATTTTTAAGATTCGTAATCAATACGACGGTTTTAATGAATGATTCCGATAGAAAGAAAAAGGCGGAAGAATTCGCTGATACATACTTATCAAAAGATGGAACAGGTATCGCTTACTTGGATGCTTCATCATCGCTCACGCAGGTAAATTCACAAGCAAAATATGCTAACGCTGATGAAATGAAAATATTTGAAACTAAGATTCTTAATTATTTGAATATTAGTGAAAAGGTTATTCAAGGAAACATGAACCAAGATGAATGGCAGGCATATTACGAAGCGAGCCTTGAATCATTTATCAATAAATTGACAAATGAATTAAATATAAAATTGTTTACTGAGCGAGAATTGGATGTTGGAAACAAGGTCAGAATTCCAAGCTCGGATATGCAAATAGTCAGTTTTAATTCGAGAGTTTCGTTATTACAAAACTCTAAGGAAATCGGTTTATTGACAATCAATGAATATAGAAAATTATTTAATCTTGGACCTGTCGAGGATGGCGAGGTTAGGCTTGTATCGCTTAATTATATTTCTTCATTAAGCGCCGATGAATATCAGCTTAACAAATCAAAATCATTCACGGGACAAAATCAAAATAATGAAGGAGAAAATGATAATGGACAAAATACCATTAAATAAATTTAATGATAAAGAAGTTAGGTATGCTGCGAATGTCGAGCTTAGACAAGAAGATGAAAAAATGATTCTTGAAGGATACGCTTTGACATTTAATAACGAAACTGTTATTGGTTCTAAAGATTGGGGTTATCGTGAACTAATTCTTCCAGAGGCTTTTAACAAAACGGACATGAGAAAGGTTCCTTTGAAATACAATCACGCTCAAGGATATTTGGCGATTGCTTCAACGAAGAACCAAAGCTTGCAGCTTATTGTGGATGAGAAAGGATTACGGTTTATCGCCGAGCTTATCCCGACTCAAGCGAACAAAGATGTTTATCAAATGGTTAAAAGTGGTTTACTTTCAGAATGTTCGTTTGCGTTTAGCATTCCATTTGAAGACGGCAGCGATTGGATTGATTTAGACGGCAATATGCCTTTGAGAAAAATCAAAAAAATCGACAGGCTTTATGATATCGCGTTAGTTGATATTCCTGCGTATTCCGATACAGAAGTATTCGCACGTTCTTTCGAAGTGTTAGAGGACCACCGAAAGACAGTAGAGGCTGAGGTGCGTGAGAAAGAAGCATTGGCAAGACGCATAAGAATAATGATTGAATTAAACAAAAAATAAAAATAGGAGGAAACAAAAAGATGAAAAGATTAGTAGAAATTCTTAACCGCATGAAAGAAATTGAAGGAATCGTCAACCGTGGCGAGGCAACACCTGAAATTGAAAAAGAAGTAAAAGACCTTCTCGCTGAAAAACGAGATATTGAAAAGAAAGAGCTTGAGATGAGAGCTGCTTTCGAAGAAGGACAAAGAGTCGTTATTCCTTCGCAACGTTCAAATCAAACCGTTTTAAGCCCAACGGATACTCCTGAATATCGTCAAGCATTCCGCGACTATGTTATGGGGAACGACCGTAGAGTTCTTGATTTGCCAGAATCAAGAGCCGACGCAACAACGACTACTTCAGATATTGGAGCATTAATCCCGACGACTGTTCTTAACCAAGTAATTGAGTTAATGAAAGATTATGGAGAAATTTATAATCTTATCACTATCACAAATTATGCTGGTGGAGTTGACATTCCCGTTGCAAGTGCGAAACCAACAGCTTCATGGATTGCTGAAGGTTCAACGGCGGAAAAACAAAAGAAAGCCGTCACAAAGATTTCGTTTGGTTATTTCAAACTTCAAATCAAGGTCGCTACTACCTTGTTAGCAGCAACAGTATCGCTTTCGTTATTTGAAAGCACAGTCGCAGCGAATATCGCCGAAGCAATGGTTTATGCTATTGAAGAAGCAATTTTAACAGGCGACGGAAACGGCAAACCAAAAGGTATTACTGAAGACGCAAGAATCACAAATCGTCCAGTATTCCTTCCTGCAGATGCAACATGGCAAGGCTGGAACACAAAATTCATCAACAAGATTTTAACGGCATATAGAAAGAGAAAAAATGGCGTTATCATTGTTAATCCTTTAACTTGGGATAAATACATGAACGGTCTTGTTGACGATAATGGTCAACCAATCGGCAGAACCAATTACGGAATTAACGGTCAAGAAACTCTTACGTTCCTTGGTAAGAAAGTTATTCTCCGCGACGAAATCGCAAGCCTTGACACGGCTTTGCTAAATGAACCCGTATTGATTTATGGTGATTTAAAAGATTACTTACTCAATACAAATCTTCAAATCACTACTCGCCGTTACTTCGATGAAGACACCGACGAATATGTTCAAAAATCAACATTGATTTGCGACGGAAAAGTAGCTGACGCTAACGGCTTCGTTGTTCTTCAATCAGCAGCAGCTTAAAAAAATAATGTAATGGAGGCAGACTAACTATGGCTGAATTGTTAACAAACGATGAAGTAAGAGAAGCTCTTTCGCTTGATTTTGATTATAGCGAGACTGAGATTTCTGATTTGGCGAAGGCTGCCTCTTCTTATATTAAGTTGAAGACAGACTACGATTTTACATTATTAGTTACACCAGAACCTTTAGCAAAACGTGCTGCGAAAATGTTTGTTCAAATGACATTTTATGGCGGACAAAATTATAAGAAGGAATATGACTTTTCGTTCGGCCTTTCCGCTGCTATTGTAGAGTTGCAGATTATTGCTAGGAATTTATTAGATGCTGCTTAATAATCTTAAG